CATGCACTTCCCGCTGACGGTGGAGAACACGACGCCCATTGGCGGGCGTGCGCTCCTGGAGGCCGAGGACATCGAGCGCATGGAGTCGCAGATCCTGCCGATGGAGCGGCGCCAGCGCATCCACGGGGACTGGGACGCGGGCTTCAGTGAGGGCCGGATCTTCGCCGGCTTCGATCCCATCGCCCACGTGTCGGACCTGCTACCTGACGGCGAGTGCCAGGTAGGGATCGGCATCGACCACGGGTCCGAGGGTGGCTCTCAGGTGGCGACGCTCTGCCTGGTGTCGCGTGACGGTGGCGTTGAGGGCAACCCCCGGTTCTGCATTCTCGATCAAGTCATCTCCACGGGCGCGACTACGCCAGAGCAGGACGCGCGCGACGTCCTCGCGATGCTCCGCAGGAACAACATGCGGATCGAGAGCGTGGACCGGTGGGTCGGGGACCGTAAGCACGGAGGCCGGCGGTGGGGTGGCAAGAAGTCGAACGCTCTCATCATGCAAGGGTTCGAGCGCGAGCTGCGCCTCCCCATCGGCGCCATCCCCTTCCGCATCCATACGGCATGGAAGCCGGCGGGCTCTATCTATGAGGGCGTCCGCATCCTCCACGCCGCGATGATCCGGCACGACTTCACCGTGCATCCTCGGTGTAAGCAGCTCATCGAGGACCTTAAGATGTGGGATGGCGCGGACGACGAGCACAAACACGGGATCGATAGCCTGCGTTATGGGGCAGTCGAGCTGGTCACGCGACGGCTATACGTCCCGCAGCATGTGAGGATCGGATGACGCAAGTTCCCATCATCGGCACCGACACCTACGAGATCCGGCGTGTCGAGCACACGCGCCTTCGTCGCCGCTTGCTTGAGGGCACGTGGGAGGAGGACCTGCACAATCGTCTCCAGATCCATCTGGGCACGGTCCGCAAGGCGGCGTGGGGCCTGCCGGACATGTCGTCTAACGTCTTCCGTCAGATCGCTAGATCGCTAGCTAGCCTGTACATCCAGCCGCCTGACGTCTCTCACCCGACACGCAACCTCGCGGCTGCGGGCATCGTGGACATGGTCGCGCGCTCGGGCCTGTGGGCGACAATGAACCGCTTCCAGCAGCTCACGATCGGGTGTCGTGAGTACTGGCAGCGTGTCCATGTGTCGTCTGACGGTCGCTTGACCTTCCGGCCTGTGGCGCCTGACATGACGATCGCGAAGTCGTTTGCCGACCGGCCTGACTACCCTGTGTCGGTGCGCGAGATGCGGGAGCGTACGGACGCGGAGGGCAAGCCGCGCTGGACGTGGGATGTGCTTGACATCAGCGACCCGGAGAACCCGGTCTACGAGGTCCGCGCGTACGTCGATGGGGGCAAGGTCGGAGAGGACCTGAGCGCCGTGTACCTAGGCGGCAGCTACTCGGGCGCTGCCTACCCGTACCGGCGCAACGACGGGCGGCCCATTCTGCCCTACGTCCTGTACCATGCGGAGCGCATCGGCGACCGCTTGTTCGACTGCTACGAGGGCATCGAGGTAGTCGAGGGGTCGCTGAACATCGCGGTGTCGTACTCGATGCTCTTCCACGCCATCAAGGACTCGAGCTGGCCCCAGCGGTACATCATCGGGGCCGAGCCGCAGGGCGGGACCATCGAGGGCGGTGTCGCCGGTGTTCGGCGCGAGGTCGTGTCCGACCCTGCTACCGTCCTCATGCTGCGCGCCAGCGACGAGCAGCAACCGGTCATCGGACAGTGGCAGGCCGGGTGCGACGTCACCCAGCTTGAGAACACAATCAGCGCGTTCGCGAACCGGCTGGCGCAGGACGCGGGCGTGTCCCCTGCCGACATTCAGCGCATGGGCGGGACGGCCCGTAGCGGGTACGCCATCGCTCTGTCGAACGAGGGCAAGCGAGACGCGCAGAGGGTCTACGCACAATCGTTCCGAGCTAGCGACGAGCTGCTGGTGATGACCGCCGCCATCCTCGCGAACCGCGCAATGGGCTCGCAGTTCCCGGAGGGGGGCTACTCGGTACAGTACCGCTCCATCCCCCTGTCAGGGGCCGAGCTGGACGGTCGAAGGAAGCACGCGCTGGAGCTCCTCGACGCTGGCCTCATGACGCGCATCGATGCCCTGCGCCTGTTTGACGACGCGCTCACTGAGCAGGACGCGGTCGCCATGCTCGCGGAGATCGACGCGCTGAACAAGGCCACCGAGGTCGCGTCTGAGGCGACTGAGATGGAAGCGGAAGAGCCCGAGGCCGCGCCTGGTGATGTTGCCGAAGACGTAGCCGAGTCCGAGGAGGAGGCCGCTCCGACGGTAGTTGCCGGCGAGGGTGAGAGTATCGCCGCCGCTGCCGCCGCCGCCGGCCAGCCTGCTAGTTCTGTTGCGCTGAACGGCGCTCAGGTACAGGCCGCGCAGGGCATCATCACGTCGGTCGCGAAGGGCGAGCTGCCGCGCGCGACGGGCGTGGAGATGCTGGTTCAGTTTTTCAACATGGACGCCGCGTCGGCTGAGACCCTGATGGGAACAGTCGGTGGTAGCTTCGTCATCGCCGCGCAGGAGCCTCCGGGTGCCGGTAGTTAGCGAACGCCAGCGCCGCTTTCTCGCGGCTACGGACCCTGCGGTGCTGCGCCGCTTCCTCGAGGAGGGGGCGCGTGCCGGCTTCCGTGCGCCTGCGACGGTAGCTGCCGAGGCACGCCACGGCCTAGAGCTCCGCGAGCAGTACAACCGTGGCGGGACTGCCGTGGGCGCCCGTCGCGCCACCCAGCTGGCCGACCGCAAGGTAGTGTCGGTGGAGACGCTGCGCCGTATGGTGGCCTTCTTCGACCGCCACGAGATTGACCTACAGGCCCCCGCCGCAAGGCCGGGCCATCCTAACTACCCCTCCGCGGGTCGTATCGCCTGGCTACTGTGGGGCGGTGACTCGGGACGCGTCTGGGCGAGACGTCTCCTGCGGGCTCAAGAAGCAACCCGCAAGGAGTGACCATGCCCGACGACACCACGACCCCCGACGATGTCGGCACCTCGCGTGCCGAGGAACGCATCCGTAGCCTAAGCACAGAGCGCAAGCAGCTTCGCGAGCAGCTGGCCGAGCTCCAGAGCCGCTACGAACAACAGGCCGAGATGGTCAAGCAGGCCGACACGTACAAGGCTAGCGCCAGCGAGTGGGAGTCGAAGTTCTCGACGGCTCGCGGACAGTGGGAGACGGAGCGCGAGCTCTTCTCTCGTGGCATCACCGACCAGGAGGGCATGGACTTCGTCCGCATCGCGTACGACCGCCTGCCTGCCGAGGGCCGTCCGCCGTTGGGCGAGTGGCTGGCAGGCGACAAGTTGCCGAAGGCCGTGCGCGCGTACATGCCTGACGCGGCGACCGCGCCTGCGCCGGCAGCTAAGACGACGACGCCGCCTCCCCCGGCAAACGCCGGCGCGACGAACGCCCCTGCGGGTTCCCCGTCGCAATACTCGCCCGAGGCGATCTCGCGCATGAGCCCCTCCGAGTACAAAGCTGCACGCGCAGCGATCCTCGGGCTGGACCGCTAGCACCTTGACGCGTGCGCGTAGGCAAGCGGTGCGCTAGTCTACGCGTACCCGTCGGGTCGAGCCCCGTAACAGCGATGCCGGGATGACGATCACCACTCATCCAGAGGTACACCCGCATGGCTCTCACCGAATACTCGACTCTCTCTGGCAACGCTCGCGTTGCCGCCGTGCTCGCCCAGGAGATCCAGCTCAAGCTGGCCGACCGCGCGAGCCTCCACAATCACGCGAGCATCGTCAACTTCGGCAACCTCGCCGGCCGTGGTTCCGCGGCCCTTCAGGTCCCCATCATCGGGCTCGACGGTTCGGACCTCCTCGCGTCCGCTGCCGACGGCGCGGTCGTCGCGAACACGACGCTCACTTCCGCAGCCGCGACGCTCACGATCGGACGCTACGCGCTCCGCTATGACTTCACGGACCTCGCCGGCCTTACCGACTCCATCGGCCTTAACGCTCAGCGCCTCGCGGAGAGCATGGTCGGTAGCACGCTCATGGCTTTCCAGAACGCCCTGTGTGACGTCATCGACGGCTTCACCGCCACCGCCGGTTCGACGGGCGTGGACATGAGCGTGGACGACTTCTACTCCGCGCAGTTCGCCCTCACGCTGGCGTCGGTTCCCGGCCCGTACATCTGCGTGCTCCACCCCCGCCAGCTCGCCGACTTCCAGAGCAGCCTTCGTGCGGAGTACGGCGCCACCCAGTTCGTGATGGCGACGCAGGAGATGCTGAACATCAAGGGCCAGGGCTTTGCCGGCATGTTCAACGGCGTCGATATCTTCTCGTCCTCCAAGGTCCCCACGGCGAACGCCGGCGCGGACCGTGCGGGCGCGATGTTCGGCTACGGCGCGGTCGGCTACGTCGAGGGTTCCCCGTTCCCCATCGTCGGCGCGCCCGGCGTTGTGACCCCTGCCGGCTCCCCGGTGGTGGTCGAGTTCGACCGCGTGATCGGCGGTGGTACCACCTCGATCCTCGCCAGCTACTACCTCGGCATCGGCAAGCTCCAGGACGGAATGGGCGTCTCGATCATCACCGACGCATGAGCGTCATCTAGGAGAGCACGTGGCAGTCACCTTTCAAGATCCTTCCATCGCCGCCGGATCGACCTTCGCTGGTCGTCCCGCTGTGACTTCTGCGGCAGGGGCGCCCAAGCTCAACCTGCCGACGAACTCGCAGTGGTGGTACATCTGGCATCCTGGGCGCTGGCAGTGCATCGAGGGAGAGTGGCTGCCCGTGCTCGCCAAGCTGCGGGCTACCCCCGGAGTGAACGGCGTCGATAAAGACGGCGACACCTCGGGAGCGGAAACGAAGCACCGTCGCGAACACTGGACGGTCATTCCGTGGGAGGTCATCGAGGGTGGCTACGTCACGGAGTACGACGGCGTGCGTGGTCCTGTGAGGCTCTCCCGCTGGGAGACGCCGCGCATGGTCGCGGGTTCCGTCGTGCTCACCTCGGACGAGGCCGGATACCACGAGTTCCTTCGCGGGCTCGTGGCGTCCGGTGTCGTCCGTCCTCCGGACCCGTACACGCTGGACGGTCTGCGGGAGCGCCAGCGCATCCGTGTCCAGGAGAACTCCAAGCGCGCGGGCTCAGACCCAGAAGCGCAGCGCCGCCTCGACACCGACAAGGCGCTACTCGCCCACATGGAAGGCGCCAAGGTGCCGACCGCGCCGTCTCGCAAGGGGCGCGCATGAGCGAGCGATCGGATATGCGAGACGCGAAGGAGCGGTTCGCCGCTACTCTCGTCAAGAACGGTATGCGTCCCGAGGTCGCCGAGAAGAAGGCGAAGGAACAGGCGCAGAAGCACGACACCAAGAACAGCCGCTAGCCCCCGCTAGCATCGGAGCCCCCGATGGCAGTCAAGACTTCCCAGAACATGCGAAGCGGCCTCGCCGCCCTCGGGTACGTCGTCAAGTCGACCCCGTCTCAGGACCCCACCGCTGCGCCCACCGTGACCTCGGGTACCGGCGTGCCCGCGACGACCGAGCCCAACGGTTCGATCTTCCTCCGCACGGACGGCACGACTGCCGACCTGGCGATCTACGCTCGCATCTCGGGTAGCTGGGTCGCCATGAAGGGCGCGACCTAATGTCGTCTTCCGACACGGAATACGCGGCGCGGTTCTCGATCCCCGAGTTCCTCGAGCGCGGACGCGACAACAAGATCACCGCGCCGATCTATCGGTCCGGTGCTCTCGTCGCTCCCGTGTCGGGCACGGTGTCCATCTACCGGCAGGACCAGTCGGTCGTGGTCAACGCTGGCGTGGTGACCATCACGGCTAGCGTTGCGACCTTCACCGTCACGGCGGGGTCCATCGGGTCCCTCGTCCTCGAGGACGGGTACCTGTTGGAGTGGGCGCTCCTCATGCCTGACGGTGTGGTGCACACCTTCCGGCGTGACGGTGCCCTCGTCCGTCGCCGGCTCTACCCGGTCATCTCGGACATCGACCTCCTGCGGCGACACCGTGACCTGTCGGCGCTGCGCGAGGCCGGCGTGACGTCGTACCAGGACTATCTGGACGAAGCGTTCTGCATGATCGAGAACCGCCTCATTGGCGGGGGCAAGCGTCCCTACCTGGTGATGTCGGCAAGCGCCTTCCGGGAATGTCACGTGTGCCTGACGCTTCACCTCGTCTGGCAGGACTACGCGACTTCGGCAGGCGACACCTCCCGGTATCAGCAGCTCGCGGACAGTTACGGTCAAGCCTACGAGAACGCGTGGGCCAGCCTCTCGTTCATTTACGACGAGACCGACGAGAACGTCGTCAGCATCGACCGCCGCAACTCGGGTAGCCCGACGCTCTGGCTGGGAGGGCACGGTTACGCGGGCTGGCTCGGCGGACGAGGCGTGCGATGAAGACGCGGGCGCAGCTCCGGTCCTCGTTCGCCGCGCAGTGTGTCGCGGTGCCGAACTGGGTGGAGTCGCGCTTCGCGGCCGACGTCTTCGGACGTGACCCTGACTCGCTCATGGGGACCGCGACGGTACGCCTGTTCGCCGTCGGCTTGGGCGACACGAACAACCGCATGGGCGGGGCCGGCAACGGCTATCGCGGTCGCGCCGGGCAGGGCCTGCTAGTCGAAACTGCGGTCATCGTCCGGTGGGCCGTGCGCCTGCGCCCGAAGGACCAGCAGGCCTCACGCGACGAAGCCGAGGCCGCAGGGCAGGAGCTGGTCAACGCGTGCGAAGCCTATACCGCTACGTGGCCGGGTGAGCTCAAGGTGCAGCTCCAGACCATCACCGCAGAAGTCGTCCCTAGCGGGGAGTGGTTCCTAGGGACCGCGACCTTCCTCGTACTCCACGCTCTACCCATCTCGTAAAGGGGGCATAAATGGCCGCATCAACTGTCATCAAGAACTTCCGCGACGGCACGATCATCTTCGCGGACGGCACCACGCCGACGCCGCTCTCCGTCACGGTCACGCTGGAAGGCGGGGACTTCTCCCTGACGGGGCTGAATCAGGGGAACCTCGAGGCGACGACGTACCTCGACCGTGGCGACCTCGGGTCGGTGCGCCTCACCAACCGCTCGTTCCCCGCGATCTCGATGACCTGCCATATGGCAGACCTGAGTGATGCTAGCGACAAACTCATCTTCGACGCGATCAACAAGACCGGCGCCTTCTCGTCAGCTCTGAGCACGATCACGGGCTCGGATGTGTTTGGGCTCAAGATCACTCTCACAATCGAAGGAACCAACTTCGGGGATGTGGCGGATCACACCATCGTGATGTCTGGTGTGCACTGCACAATTGATTTCTCGGAAGGAGACCCGAACTCGTTCTCCATTTCCGGAACCGTGTACGGGTCGATCGTCACGACCTGATTGCGCTGCGTGCAAGGATGGCGCTCCCCGTGCTACGGTGCGGGGGGCGCTTTCGCGTCTCTGGAGGTTCTATGTCCGTCACGGTCACGCTCGGTACACACACTGTCCCCCTCAAGGCCCCGATCGCGATGCGCCGCACGCAGGTTGACCTTGCCGTCCGCAAGAGCGCCCTTGAGGGCCTCTGCGCCGCGCTCGGCCTGTGCTGGGGCGGCAAGGCTCTACGCACTGCGTACGACTACAACGCCTGCGCCTACGGTGAGCAGGTCTTCGAGGAGCTGGCGTCGCTGGGGTTCGCGGCGGAAGAGATCTACGCCGCCGGCGTGAAAGCTCTAGAGCTCTGCCGGGACGTTCCGACCGAGGCCGGCGTCGCGCGTGCGGACAGTTTTACCGCACCGCAGAAGGGGGACTTGACGCCGTAGCGATGGAGATCGGGCTGACGTACTGCGGTGAGCCTGACGCCTTCTACACGTGGCCTGTTGAGACGCAAGAGCGCGTGCTCGGGTGGTGGCGGTACAAGCACACGCCGGCTGGCAAGCCTAAGCGGGCGGCTAAGCCTCGCGCGCAGGATACGGGGGACCCGTCGGCGCGAGCCTTCTGGGGGATCGGATGAAGGTCAAGGCCGGCAACGTGAGTGCGGACATATCAGGCACGCTTGAGGCGCATCTGAAGCAAGTGGTAGACACCGTCTATGGCGAGCTGCGCGATCAGCTCGAGGCCATCGGGGTCTCCATCGTGTCCAGCTCGGAGAGCACCTGGTATACGCAGGTCACGCGGCGCACCGGGGAGACGGGCAGGATTGAGTCTGAGCTCCGCCTGTCCACCGAAAAGCTCTCCGTCGTGGTGCTCCCCGAGGCCACGAAGCGGACCTACATGGTGCGTCGCCCTGGCGCGAACTCCACGATCACTCGACTAGCGACGCAGGCCGAATACTCGGCAGCGATGAGCCGCTATCGCCTGACGGGCCAGCTCCCCGAAGAGTGGACGCGCGACGGCGTGAAGTTCTCGCAGGGTCGCCCTGTCGGGCTAGTCAAGCGCACGCCCAACCCAAAGGCCAGCGACGGAAAGCTGCTCTGGCAGGAGCTGGTGATCCGTCCTGGCAAGGCGCTAGGCGCAAAGCTGAAACGCGAAGGGTCCAGCGCGATAGGGGAAGCCGTCAAACGCAAGGGAGGCTGAACCGATGGCTGACGTAAATCTCACCGTATCTGCCGACATCGGCGATCTGCGCCGCCAGCTTGAGAGCATCCCCGGCATTACCGAGGAGCAAGCCCGCCTAATGGTGGCGGAGCTGGACCGAGGCTTTAAGAAGGCAGAGAAGGCAGCGGCAGCGGCGGCAAAGGCCACCAAGGCCGGCATGAAGCAGGCCGAAGAGGCGACGCGCAAGGCGGCGTCCGCTGGAAAGGACCTCGGAGATAGCTTCGGCAACGTCGGCAGCAGCGCAGGCAGGATGGCCGGCGCCCTCGACATGATCGCGCCCGGTCTGGGGGGCCTCGGACAGAGCATCGCCGACCTCGCGGACGTTGGTGAGGTGGCCGCCGGTAGTCTCGGCAGCTTTGCCGCGCCCGCGATCGGCGTTCTTGCCGCCGCAGCCGTGGTGGCCGTGCCCGTATTCATGCACTTAAACGCCGCGATGGAGGCAGAGGCCGAAGCCGCACGCGTGATGGGCCAGCTCAACGCGTTTGCGACCACCGAAATGGAGTTGCAGCGCACGGCGGTTCTGGACCTCGCCGTCGCCACGGGGGATATGACGGCGGAAGAGCGACTAGCGGCGGACGCTCGGCACACCTCGTCGCAGCGACTGGGTGACTTCCTTGCGACGCTCAGCGCTACGGTCGCAGAGACACGCAAAGCGGAGATCCGCAACGCCGCGATTGCTGAGACGATCGGCGACATTATCGACAAGGTGAACCTGCTTAATCCTGTGATGTGGCTCATGAAGACCATCATGGGCGACACGCTCCCGACCGCGACGGAGCTGACTACGAAGTTCGCCAAACTGATCGGCGTCACCGGCAACCTAGAAGCTGCCGAGACTAGCGCCACGAAGGCCGGCGTCGCGGCTGGCGAGCGCGTCAAGGAGACAAACAAGCGTCAGGAGCAGGCAGCTCGCGCCAAGACTAGGCACGTCGCCGCGTCTAAGACGCTGACCACCGCGCTCAAGGTGGAAGCCGTCCAGATGGATGCGCTAGTCGCGGCGGAGGGGGCGATAGAGCAAGCCCGCGTCTCCGAACTTACCGAGTCTAAGAAGCTGACGGAGCAGCTGGCTAAGCTCCAGACCGAGCGCATTGAGCTTGCCGCAGCTGGCAAGCTCACGGGTGCGGATACAAGCAAGTACGCCGCCGCAGAGATCGCCCTTGCGCAGCAAGTGACAGACGCGCGCATCGAGGAAGAGCTACGCGCGGTCACGGCGATTGAGGCGTACGAGGCTGGTCTTGCCTCTCAGCAATCCGACGCCGCCATAGTCCAAGCCGAGGCCAACAAAGCCGCGACCGAGGCTAAGATCGCGGCAGTCGCGCAAGTAGCGGACGTCATCGCGCAGTACACGCAATACCAGCTTGACCAGGAGGTCGACGCATACGAGCAAGCGCAGGCCGATCGTGACGCGCTCGGAAAGAACGCGACGCAGGCTGAAAAGGACCTCGCCGACAAGCGCGTCGTCGCAACCAAGAACGCCGCCCGTAAAGCCTTCCTAATCGACAAGGCCGCGAAGATGGCAAGTGCTGCCGCCGCAACCGCGCTCGCCGTCGTGCAGGCGCTGGCCTCCGCACCCCCGCCCTACAACTTCATTGCGGCGGGCGTGGTCGGGGCCGCGGGCCTAATCCAGCAGGCCGTGATCTCGTCGCAGAACCCTAGCTTCCACGCCGGCGGGTTCGTCGGCAGCGGGCTGGCGCCTGACGAGCAACAGGCGACGGTGCGCCGAGGCGAGGCCGTGCTGAATCCAGCGGGCCGCCGGGCGATGGGCGACGACGCAATCCGAGCGGCGAACGGCGGCGTGGGCGGTGGGCAGACCATCGTGGTGCAGCAGGTCTACCGGCATCGGGTGTTTGACTCGTTCGTCAGAGACAACCTTCGCACACGCGGCCCTCTCTCGCAGGCGTTAGGCTCCGGCAGCCGCGCCGGCCAGGCAAGGAGCTAGAGCATATGGGAACCGCATACACTCCCGACGCCCTTCGCGGCATCTTCATCCGGGACCCGAGGATCACGCCAAGCAAGACCGGCGCAGGGTCTAGCTACACGCAGGCGGTGCCCCAGCCGGGCGTACCTGAGCCTGTGGCAGCGTCCATGCTTACGCTCTCAACCAGCGGCGAGCAGGTCAACGGGACGACGGTGGAGGTACAGACGACGCGAGCCGGCGGGGCCGTGACTACGGACGACATCCGTGCGGGCGGGTTCGCTTGGCGTGAGAGCGGCGGCGCGTGGCAGGGTAAAGACGGGCCGCTCGGCTACGCCGGGTTCGGGACTGTGCACGGATGGGCCTCAGGCGCCGGCGCGGAGCTCTACGGCTTGCCGCACGTGCTCTACACAGACGCAGGCACGCGCCTGGTCACGACGCGAAAGTCGACCTCGCTAGGCGCGCTTCAGACCTTGCGCGTGCATCGCTTCACGCAAGCCGGCGCGATGACGCTTGTGGACGTCGTGTCGAGTGCGGTGGCAGCTCAGGCGCTACACTCGTGCCTGGTCGCGCTGCCTGAGTCGCGCCTCCTCCTTCTCGCGTACTACGACGACATCCCGAGCTCCGGCGCGCAGGTCCGCGCGTACCTCAGTGTAGACGATGGCGTGTCGTGGGCACTTCAAGCGACGGCGTGCCTTCCGGCCTACGTCGACACCGCGACGGTCACGGCTCAACGGCTGCGTGCCTGCTACTACGGCGGGCAGGTCCTGATGATCCTCGCCGTGCGCGTGCCTGCGGCTACTGTGCCCGACACCCTCTGGCAGTACGCCAGCGTCGATGACGGCGTGTCCTTCGCGCTAGTCGAGGCCGTACCTGGGACGAGCGCCACGAGCACGCACACAGGCGGCGCGCACGACATCGTGGCGATCCCTGACGTCGGCTTCGGGGTAGTCTACTGCGGGTCCTCGAGGACGAACTACGGTCCGAACTCCGCGACGCTGGCTAAGCGCCTCGGAAGTGCCTACTCGCGGTGGTCAAACGTTGACCCCGTCGCGGTAGGCCTCGTGGCGCCGGCCTCCGCGCTGACGTTGGGCAATCAGCTAAGCAGCGACACCGAGCTGTGTGCGAGCGTGGACGACGACGGGCAGGTGTACGCCTTCTCGTCCAACGCGACCGACAGTAACAACGTCATCCCAGCGCGTAGCTCGGACGGATTGACGTGGACGATTCTGGGCCTCTCGAGCGGTATGAACTGGCGCACTAGCCTCGCGTTCGCGACCGAGCGCACGTCGTCGATGACCTGTGCATGGTACGCGGGCGCGCTCCATCTCGTGCACTCGGTCGACAGTACGACCATCTACGACGACCAGCTGGCAGACAGTGTGCTGGCTGGTTTCACCGCCGCTACCCTCCCGATGCTGCCTGCGGTGCAGGACGGGACCGACTACTCGGCAGGGTCGTACATGACGTGGGAGCCGTACTGGGAGCCGACGGCGCTTGGGTGGACGGTGGCGACGGTGGGCGCGCCGACGACGACCCTCACGGGTGGGGCCATGCAGATCAGCGCAGGCTTAGCCGAAGTGCGGACCTACACGCACGCACGCGCCTTCCCGACCGGGGCAGCGCACACGATTCAATGTTTGTGGGAGGTCGACACCGATAGCGGCAACGCGACCGAGACAACCCTAACGGCGCACTCCGCGACGTCCTCCTACCGTCTGCGAGTGCGTGTCACGACGACGACCGTGGTGGTCTTCGACGACGTGTCCGGCGCGACGCTCTTTAGCTACGCCAGGACGGCGGGACAGTTTGTCCATATTCGCGCCTTTGCAAGCAACCTCGGCGGGACAGGCCGTTGTACCGTGTGG